CAATAGAAATCCACACTTTGCTTGATTATTTTTGGTAAAAATTTTAAAATTTTTACCGTATATATCAAAATAAATCAGTAATCCATTAGATTTCTATAGATTTATTCATGTAATCCATTAGATTTCTGATATTTTACGACATTTTTGATTATTTTTGTAAATTATTTGATTTATTAGAAATACAAATAATTTGCAATAAGTATTTTAATAATTTATCATCATATTATATAATGAGCTTATCACACATTAAAGATAGACAAGAACCAACAATATTTGGACGAGATTTAAACGTGTTGTTAGGAGATACTACAATAAATGGTAATGTAGTAGTTCAAGGTTCAATAAATGGAATATCAGATCAAGGTCAAGATACAAATAATATATGGAGCGGAACAAATAATTATTCTAATGAACGTCCTACATCATCAATTCAACCATTTCTTCCTAATAATGCAGTAAATAAATCTTCAATGAATAATATTTTATCAACAAATTCTGTCATTACAAAAAATGCAACATGGAGTGGTGCAGATTCTTTTACTCAACGAGTAACAGTTCCAATAAACGTTAATCCATCTTCTTCAACTGATGCTGTATCAGGTCAGTATTTATTTAATATAATGCTTAATAAATATAGTTCATTTTTTGTCAATAATCAAACATGGACTGGAAGCAATTCCTTTGTAAATAAATTACCTACAAGAAACAATGATGAAATTGCATCAGGATCTGCTGCTACAAAAAAATATGTCGATGATACTACTATTAGCACTGCATTAGGAAATGCATTGTCTTCTGTCAGTCAAACTAATTTAACAAATTATAATTTTGGTGTAGTTAATTTAGCACATGAAATTCAAATAATTGGTGGAGGAGGAGGAGGTACTTCAGGTTCAAATATAAATTCTGGAGTTAGTGGCGGTTGCGCTTCAACTGCAATTTTATTTTTATTGACTTATTCACCATTAGGTCAAACATTGAATGGTTATATGAATTTTGGAAGATTTGATATTGAAGTCGGTGAGAATGGAATAGGACAAAATGGTTGCAGTAACACTGCTACAAATGGATTACCAAGTATCATTCGTGGTTATTCTGCATCTGGTTTAGGTTTTGATGCAAGTATAATTCAAATAATGCAAGCAAATGCTGGTTCTGCGTTTCAAGGAAATTGCGGACAATCTGGCACTGCAAATGGTGGTGTATATTCTAATATCAATAGCACTATGATACAACCTTATATGAAATGCAATGGTAGAAATGGAGTTCAAAATGCAGGTGAAATATACCAATTCGCAGGATATAATAGGTTTGGCGCTGGTGCAACATCAATTATCAATCAAAATGGATATAATGGATATAAAGGTGGTTATACGATAACATCTTATCAAATTTAAAAAATATATAAATAAAAATTAATATATATATTTTTTGTTTTTATTAAAATTTTAAAAAATAATAATTATATATACTAAATGTCACTTGAAGGTTTAAACGAACTAACAGAAGATTGGACTTTAAATAATAGTTTGACAATCAATGATGCAGTTATTGAAGGTGATTTGACAACAACAGGATTTATATATGGTGGTGGTATAACAAATAATTTATTAACATCAAATAATATTTGGACTGGTGAAAATACTTATACTAATTTTTTACCAACTTATTTAAATCCAACTTCTAATAATCACATGTCAAATAAAGTGTATGTTGATACAACTTTTAATAATATAGGAAATAATCTTTTACCATTAAATAATACATTCAGTGGAAATAATACTTTTAATATTTTACCAAAAATAAATTCTAATGCATCATCAGGTAATCAATCAGTAAATAAAAATACTGCTGATAATGCTGTAAATACATATACAGGAAATCTTAATACAAATAATAATTGGACTGGAGATAATTATTTTAATACAAAAACAAGTGGTGGACTGGATATGATTGTCCCAAATCCAACTGTTGATAATCATATTTCTAATAAAGGATATGTAGATAACGCTATTTTAAATTTTAATTCAATCGGTGGAAAAGTTGAATTGACTGAATATGGTTCAGCAGGAAATTTTAATATTTCATGTGATCCTACAATTTATTCAAGTATGATTGTTTGTATGGTGAGTGGTGGTGGTTTTGGTAATTCAAATACAACAGCAACAGGTCAATCAATTTTATCATATGGTGGATCAGGTGCTATGTTAGTTTTTAAAATTCCAGCTTATACTGGAAATGCATTATATCAAGCTGTATTTAATACAAGAACAACAGTTGGTTACTCATCATTTTATAATTCAGCTGGAACTTATTTACTTGGATTGAATAACGGTGGAAATGGTAGTTCATCCCAAAGTGGTTCAGGTGGTAATATCTCTTATAAAGATTCAAGTATTGGAACAGACCAATTTCAAATAATAAATGGTAGAACTCAAGCAAGACAAAATCCAATAACAAATGCATCAATAACAAGAGTAAATAATATTGCAGTATGGAATAGTTTTGGTAATGGTGGTAGTTTCAATTTTAATTTTGGTTTAGATCAATTACCAACTAATAATTATTTATTGACAATCAAATTTAGAAATTAAATATATATATATAATTTTTTATTTATATATATTTTAAAAATAAAAAAGAAAAATGATGACATAATATATAATGTCTATTTCAGGATTACAAAATTATACTCAACCTTTATCTCTTCTTGGAGATGTAACTGTTAAAGGTAATTTTAATGCTAAAAATGTTTATGTTAATGGAACATTGAATGGAACAGGATTATCTACCAATATTTTAAACACTAATAACGTATGGACTGGAACAAATGATTATACAAATACAACATCTTATACTGGTTCAAATCCATTATCATCTGATGATGATTTTACTACTAAACAAGATGTAGATGATTTAAAAACTTCTTATGATACTGGTTCTTTGAGACCAACTATAACTGATAATATTTGGACTGGACTTGCAACATTTTCTAACGTTATACCACCTACAGTTCCATCTGCATCAGTAAGTGATAATAAATTAGTTGGATATAACGAAATGGTTAATTTTATAAATACCTATCAAAGTATTCCAAGTAATTCGTCAAATGATATTCGTGGAAATAATACATTTTCATTGAGTCCATCAGTTTCAACTCCATCTTTATTGATTCCAACGCAAGATTTACAATTAGCATCAAAAGCGTATGTAGATGCAAAAATTGAAGTGAGTGGAAAAACATTAACTTATACTATTACAACTCCTGGAACATACAATTTTTCATTCGTCAATAAAGCAAATATTGTCGGAATTGAATACATGTTATTTGGTGCATCAAATGGTTCATCTCTATCAGGTTCTTATGTCAGTGGAAAAATAGGAAATGGTAATGGAAATTTTAGTAGTCTATTTTTAAAAGTTGGTTCAATAACAAATGTTAATTCTACTAATTATTTACAAGATATTGCATGTCATACTTATCTAAAAGCGGGGAGTTCATTTATTGCAACCGCTGGAGGGTCAGCGAAAATTAATGGAGTTTTTGTAGCAGGAACCGTGATAAACGGTGATAATTCAATTACTTACACTGGAACTTGCAATGGTAGAAATGGTAATAATTTATTTGCATATTCAAATATTTTAGGAACAACTACGTCTCAAGGTGGTGCAATATTTGTCGTCTATTATATTTAAAATCATTCATCGTATATTAGAAAATAAAAATAAATACATGAATATATATAAATATATTATATTATGATAGTATAATATAATGTCTCAATTATCAGTCTTCAAACGTGCAAATAATCCTGATATGATTTATTACGATATCGTTTCTACTAATTTTCAATCTACATCCCAACCTGAACCATTTCTAAGATTCAATGAAACTCGTACTAATCCAATAATACCAAATGCAGGAGATTATTATTTATCAATTGTTCGTTTTAGTTTAGATACTTATAATCTTCCTAATTTAGTATGTGAAATACAACCAAATCAAGGTAATAAAGATTTGAGTATTTATTCAGTCACATTAGAATACGATAATGGTGCTGGTGTGATAACTCCATCTAATCAAGTGTTCATTAATTGGATTCCTCAAAATAGAAACGCAACTGTTCCTATTCCACCAAATCAAACAGCTAATGGATTTCAAGAATTCACTGAATATTATTATTGCTACCAATTTCAGTATTTTTTAGCATTAATTAATACTGCTTTTCAAAGTGCTTTAGCATCACTTATAGCTAATACAGGAGGAGGAGCAAGTCCTATCGCTTTAGCAAATCAACCAATCATCACTTGGGATGTAACTACTAGTAAAGCAATTCTTCAAGCAGAAACTCAATTTTATGAAAATAGCAATCCAGCAAAAATTAGAATATATTTCAACCCACCATTATTTTCATTATTCAATTCTTTTGTTGCATTATATAATGGTTTAGTTGGTGTTACATTAGGAAGAAATTACCAACTTGTAATTGAAGATTTTACAGGTGTCAATACAATATTATTACCAACTAATGCTCCACCAGCAAGTCAAAAAGTTTATACTCAGATATTTCAAGAGTTTAGCACTATTGATACATGGAGTCCAGTAAGTAGTATTGTTTTTACTTCGAATACTATGCCTATTATCAGTAATCAATTGTCCGCACCATTATTATTTAATAATGGACAAAGTTCAACTGGTTTAGGAAATAATGCTAATTTTGCCCAAATAATTACTGATATGATTACGAATCAACAAGTATTCAAGCCAAATATTTTATATTCTCCAAGTGCTGAATATAGAAGAATAGATATGACTGGTAATTTACCATTGAGTAATATTGATATAAATGTTTATTGGAGAAATAAGGTTGGAATATTAGTTCCTTTTACTTTAGCTTCTGGAAGCTCAGCAACTATTAAATTTTTATTCGAAAGAAAGGATAGAACTGTTGGTGGTAAATTTTACGAACAAGGATAATTTTAAAAAATATATATATTAATTTTTATTTATATATTTTAATTTATTTTTTAGTTCATTCAAAAATAAAATATTTTAGTATATTATAATAATGTCCGCAGATTTTAAAACTACATTAATCAAAGATGCTCGTTTAGCAGATATTACAGATGAATTGTCATATGCTGTTGTTTCCGGTGCTTCATCTAACACTTATCAACAATTCTCTGCTGTATCTACATCTAACTCTGCAATTTCATTCAACATTCAAGTTCCAAGTGAAAATATTGTCGTTTCAAGAGAAGTTTTAATTGATACTGATATATTTTTTACAATCAATATCACTGGTGTTCCTGCTTTAGCTCAAGCATTCAATTATGGTGAAACTGATGCTCTCCAAGCATTTCCACTCAATTCACTTTTCACTACTTGTTCCGCTCAAATTAACAACACTAATGTTTCATGCAATCTTCAAGATGTATTACCATCAATTTTAAGATTGAACAATAACAGAGAACTTTATAGATATAATGGTATGTGTCCTGTTTTACCAGATCAAGCTTATAAAGAATTCAATGATGCTGTTGGCACATCCAATAATCCTTTAGGAGATTATTCAGACCAATCTTACGATGGAGATTTATTACCACGTGGTGCTTATCCAGTCACTTGGAATTTAGTTCATAATATTTTTGGTGGTGGTCAAGATAATTCACCTATATCTACAAATGTTGCTGATACATGGGTTATTACTGGTGAAGTTCACGTAACTGAACCACTTTTAGGTCTTAGTCCATTTATCTATGGTGAACCTGAATACAATAAACAAGGTTTAGTTGGTGTTAATGCAATGTCATTCGTTTTTAATATTGATAGTTCTTGCAAACGTTTCTTTTCAACAGCAACCAATTATACATATTCAGTTAGTTTAGGAACTCAAGCTCAACCAAATCCATTTCAAAATTGTAGAATGTTAGTAAATTTTTTATCAACCCAACCAACAGATTTAATCAGTGCTAAGAATGTTGTTCCTTATATGGATTTACCAAGATATTTATCTCTTCAATCTGCAACTGGAAATTTAAACGTTGGAGCATCTGCAACATATAACTCTCAAAATATTCAAATTAATCAATTACCAGATTATTTTATTATCAATGTTCGTAAGCCAATGTCTCAACAAACAGTAAAAGATTCATCAACATTTTTAAGAATTAATAGTATTAGCGTAAATCTTAATAATACATCAGGTTTATTATCATCTGCTACTCCTCAAGATTTATGGCGTATTTCAGTCAACAACCATTCTACTCAGTCATGGGCTGAGTTTTCTGGACTTGCTATGGAAGCAAATAATGCCAGTGGTATTGGTGGATTCGTATCTACAACTGGTAGTTTATTAATTTTAAATCCTGCTTATGACTTATCATTACCTGATTATTTATCATGTGGCTCAATCGGTCAATACAATTTCCAATTCCAAATTAATGTCACTAACATCGATAATCAAGTTATAACTCCAGAAATTTGTATTATATGTGTTAATTCAGGCATTTTTACATCATTATCAGGTTCATCAAATATTTATACTGGTATTTTAACTAAACAAATGGTTTTAGATGCAAAAACAAGCGAAGAAGCAGTTGACCCAGTATCATCAGTTCAATATAAAAGAATGATTGGAGGTGCCTATTTAAATCGTGTAGCATCAGCTGTTAAAAAAATCAAAAAATTACCTCGTAAAATCGGTATGGGTGTTGGCACATCAGCTATGACCGGTTCTGGTGTTATAATGGGTGCAGGTCGCAAAGGAAAATCAAGATTACAAGATTTATGTGGTTAATTAGAAATATTGAATAATTTGTAAAAATATATATAATAAAAAATATTATATGTATATTCAAAAAATAACATTTTTTATTTATAAAATAATATTATAGTATTGTATAATGGCCTCAAGAAGTTACAATTTAGCATTTGATAATCCATATAATCGTAAAATTGCAGATGTATTAAGAAAATATGATACAATGAGTGACACTAATGGAGAACCAGATTTATTACATTATACTAATTCAAGATTACAAGGTGGTGTTCAAGGTGGTTTCATGGAATCATTGTATTTTCATCCTCATTTAGTTCATTTAGCAGATAAAAATAAAGATTTACCATATACTCCATTACCAAGACCAAGAAGATACTACTCTGATGTATTAAGTGGTAGTGGAAGACCACCTGGAATGGTAAGTCCTTATGTAGAACATGTTGATCCAAAATCTATTATTGACCCAGGAACAAGTGCTGTTTATCCAATATATAACGCATTGGAATTAAAAGCAGTTGGTGGGTCGATATGTAATTGCGAAGTTATTGAAAAAGAAGGTGGTAAAAAAAGATCGAAGAGTGTAGGAAAAAGTATTTTAAAAGAAATTTCTCCAATTGTTAAAGATGTTGCTTCAACTGCATTAAAAGAATTAGCAAAAGAAGCAATAAAATCATCATTTAAGAAATCTGATAAAGGTTCAGGAAGAAAAAGAAAAATGTTAAAAACTGAAATGGAACCTGAACCAAAACCAGAAGAACAAATGAGTATTGCAATTATTGAAGAAGGAGGTTTATTTACTGAAATTGGTGATAAACGAGATGATAAAGAAAAAAAACAAGATGCAAAGAAATTACAGAAATTAACAAAGAAAGTTTTGACTGGAAAAGTTGGTGGAGCAAAAAAAGATGGACGTTTAAAACGTGCAGAAATTGTTAAGAAAATAATGAAAGAAAAAGGAATGAAAATGACTGAGGCTTCTTCCTATGTTAAACAACATAATTTATATTGAAAATGATGAAGTTTAATTAGAAATAAAACACCATATTTAAAATATAATATAATATTATATTATTATATTATATTATTATATTATTATATAATGCCTTCAATTCCAAAATATAATCAAAGAAGTACTAACGACATCAATTTTGCAAAAAAAAGAGTAGTCAATCTTGAAAAGGAAGGAATTGCAAAATTGACTGGACAACCAGTAATATTATCCGAAGATGCTAATAAACTTGCTGAATTATTAATCAAAAGTATTGAAGATTTAGTAATTGTAATTCAAAGATTTTTTGGATTTTTGGAAAACGTTATAGAATTCAACGACGATTTTTCGAATTTTGACTGGAATTTATTGAATAGAAACGATAGACCAAAAATTATTGGTTTAGCAGTAACATCTAATTTACAATTAAAAAGAATTGTTAGAATAGCAAAGACATTTCAAAAAATATATAATTTT